ACCCTGCACGATGCCGAGTTGAAGCTCAGCCTGTGCGCGGGTCATGGTCGACCTGGGAAGCGTGGCCACCTTCTTGAGAGGGCCGCTCGTGCCGACAATCGGGCGACCTTCGAGCGCCTGCCGGAACGCGGCGCGAGCATCCGCGCCATACCGGCCCTTCGTGGAATCGACCCACGTCTTCTGAGCCTCACGCATCCGCGCTGACGGCTCGTAGGCGTTGAACACCGGCTCCGCATGGCAGCGGCAGTAATCGTGCACCTGGAAGTCCGCCGTCGACTTCTTGTAGTACAGAAGTCCGACACCTGCACGCAGCGCGAGCATGACGCAGAACGAGCACGCGCCCGGTTCGGTGACCCTCGCCCAACCCTTCGCGTACTTGTCCTGCCGGACCGCGCTGATGATCGTGTCCCGGCCCTGGTCCAGCACCAGTTGCGACACCGACTCATCCAGCCGGGCCATCGCCGCATCGGTGGTCTCTGTGGTGACGGGGCCGTACAAGTCCGTAGTCGCCCACGACACCGCATCCTCGATCACCGAATCCGCAGGCGACGGAGCCAGCTTCAGCGACGGGCGACCGGGAACCCCAGCCGCGACACGTTCGGCCTTGTAGTAGTCGAGCGCACCGGCCGCCGACGCCTGCCCGTACCGCGCCACGATGGCCCGGACTGCAGCCTCGAACCGGGGCAGCGTGGCCTGCAGGTTGTGCAAGTCGAGCAGCGGCCACGCCTGAAGCAACAGAGCCGGGATCAGCGAGACGAGAGCCACCTGCCCCGCCTGGTGCTGATCAGCCGGTCGGGTCGCCTCAACCGTTGACTGGGACATCGACCGGGGCCTTCTTTGGCATCACGCCCGTCATCGGAGCAGCTGCGGTCGCGTCTGCGGTCAGAGACTTGTCCACGCGGAACGCCTTGGCATCGAGGCTGTGCGCGATCTCCTGCAAGAACGACTGGCCTTGACTAGAGGCTCGGTCAATCTCGATACGCTCACGCTGAATCGCGTTGTACCCCAACGCCTCGCCAGTGACATCGGATGCCGCCGGCAGGTAACCCATCGAGACCTGCTTGAAGATCGCATCTGTCGTCGCGGCAATCGTCGGCGTCGCGGTCGATGACCAGACTGTGGTGATCTTCTCCGCGTTGTCCGGCAGGCTTCCGTCACGGACCAGCAGCGCGAGTTTCATCACGTCGCGCCAGCCCTTGCCGAACATAACCGTCTTGTGATCGGCCCGCCGGATCAGCTCGCCCTCGCCCGCGCGGATCGCGTCCGCGCTCGTGGGGTTGGCTGTGGCGAAGCCGAGCATGTACGGCGGGAGCCCGGTCAGCGCGGACATGCGCTGCGCATAGGAGTCGATGACCTTCGTGAACACGGACGGGTCGTAAGCCGAGAACTGGCCCACGGTCGGGACGTTTCCCTCAGCGTCACGCTCAAGGGCCAGGACGCGCCCGAGGTAGGTTTCCCATGCCGTCTTCGGTGTCCCGTCGGCCGCCTGGAATGATGCCTCATCGGCGCCGAGGATGTACCGCTGGGGTGCCGAGTAGAACTCCCCGGCTACGGCCAACCCCAGCAAGGTCCGGCTCGCCGCGTCGGTGATCGACATAATCTCGGGCGTGATCTCCGATGCGCCGTCGCGAGCATAGGACCGCGGGCGGTTCGGGAGGCGGACAATCATCGGCTGTAGGCCGTGGTCGTCGCGGTCAATGACAGTCCAGCCGCCAGCCGCCTGGATCAGCGAGACGGTCGACCCGGCCTGGTACAGCGTCGCCTGACGTGACCCCTCGAAGCCGAATAGGCGCAACGCCGCGACGATTGTCCGGGTGCGGGCATCCCACTCCACCGCGATGTCCAGCGGCGACTCAATCGTGATGAGCGGCGGGGTGTCAATGACGTTCGACCCACTGGAGGGGGAGCCGACGCAGACGTAGCCGCAGCCGAAGACGAGAGCGTCGAGGTGTGCCAGCGGGTGTTCGGCGTCGAGGTCGTTCCCCAGCCAAATCTCCTGCAGGTCCCTGTCGACATCATTGCTGTCGGGGTAGCGGAAGCCGTCCACATTCAGACGCCGGTCGAGCGCATCGACAGCAACCCGCGCCCAGCCCGTAGTGGTGTGCACGTTGCGCATCTGCGGAGGAATGGAGATGCCCAGATCCTGGACGTGAACAGTGCCCCGGTAGTACGCGTCACGCAACTCGAGCCCGTACCGCTTGGACTCCACCAGTGACGTCAGGCGTGTGACCATGGACTGCTCATCATCTGACAGGCTCACCATCGGCAGGTTCAGCGACACGATGCTGCTCGGGCCGTAAGCCTTCACGCCGTAGGTCTGGTCAGGCTGGTCCATATTGACGGGGCTGCCGGTCTCACCTATGGGCATGGTCACTGGTTGCACCCCTTCCCATTTTGGTTACGTGAGGACGATCACCCGCCCCTTGCCGGGCGTGCCTTGCTTGGTGCTCAGCAGGTAGATCCTGCGGAGCATCCGGCCACCAATGAGACAGACGGCCAAATCGATCTTGTGGCGGCTGGAGCGGTTCTCCTTGCGGACCGACACGCCGAACGGGCCAGGCGCGAGCTTCGCGTTGACCATGTGCTCACGAAGCCACGCGGATTCGGTGAACGTCACCACCCCGGATGCGAGCTCGCCCGCCACCTGCTCACACGCCGGCACGAACAGCGCCTGGTTGACGCTCGACGCCATGTCGAACGCCACCGCGTGAGTGCGAGGCCCCGTCTTCACCGGCCAGCACTTCAGGTGCTTGCCGTACCGCTTCGACCACTCGTCGCACATCGGCCACCAGAACCGGTTGTCGCCCTCGGTGTCGTCGTCCTTCGCGTGGGACGGGTCGAACCAGAACGCCCGAACCTTGAACGTCGCCATGGCCTCGATTACGGCCAGGTCGTAGGCGTCCCGGTTGACGATCTCCCCGGCCTTGGGCTGCTGGACGTGCAACACCTGCGTGTGACCGTCACTGATCCGCGTCGCCACCAGGCCCGTCGCGTCACCAGACTTGGAGCCGTCCCCGAACAGGACCACGGCCTCACCGGCTGCGATCCGCTCAGGCCGTGACGCGTTGCGCACGTCGTTCGGGTCGGCCCACGCATCCTCGGCTGCGGAAACCTGGTTGTACCACTTGCGCCGCGACTCGGACGCCGAGTTCATCGGGTTCAAGACAGACGCCAAAATCCGCTTCGTCGACAGCCAGACCGAGTCGCCGCGGATCGACTCCACCACGCCAGGGACGGCCTCAACGGTCAGCGGCGCCTCGGGCGGGGCCTCCAGCGAGTCGTACAGCTGCCCGAAGTCCAACGACTTGGGCCGCTGACAGTTAATGCACTCGGGCCAGTCCGTCGAGGTCGCATGAACCTCGCAGCGGGTGCCCTGCGTGGCCTCGAACGCCTCACGCGCCTTCTGCCCGACACTGTCCTCACCCGGGCGGTACGCGTTGCAGATGTCGAGGATCCGCGCCGCACCGGAGGGACTCTTCGCTGCGTTGCCCTCGATCGCGCCAGCCATGTCGTGGCCGCCGTTGGCAGAGATCCAGTTCTGAGTCTCCACACGGATGATCCGCGTCGGACGCCCGCCCTCGATCGTCAGCGCGTTCGAGGTCACAGCTTCGATCTGCGCCGTGTCGCCGCGAGCCCACACGTTCAGCTTGCCGATCTGGACCCCGTACTTCTTGCGGGTCTCCGAGGGGATCAGCGACGGGAACAGTTTCATGGTCGTCTGGGTCTGCTGCTGCGCCACGGCGACAACCTGCACCCACGCGTTCTCCTGCTGGCGGCCGACCGGCACGTCACCGCGCCAGTGGTCGAACACCGCATCCTCGGAGCAGATGTCCGTCGCGGACACGCACGCCCCGACCGGGTCCTTGCCCCAGCCCTTGAGCCGCTGCAGCACCGACGTCGAGTAGAGGAACTCGCCCGTCTCCGGGTCCAGCGCGTCAGCCCAGAGAATGAACCGTGCCTGCTCGAGCGTGTACGTCCACGGGCCACCCTTGGGCGCCGACAGGTTCAGCCCGGCCCACGCCAGGTTGCGCCAGCCCAGCGTCACCGCGGGAAGTACCCAACCGTTGTCGTACTGCCACGTCGGACCGATCTTGACCGGCTCCCACGCCAGGCCCACGGGCGGCGTCGCACGCTCTAGCTGATCCTCGTACCAGCCGATGATCTCGCGGTAGTCAGAGTCAGCCGTACGAGTCTGGGAGGCGGCAAGGCTACGCGCCATCTTCGTCGGATTCGGCGTCGAACTCGGTCAGGCGGCGCACGAACTCCGACGCGACGGCCATGCGAGGGTCGGTGTCTCCATGCCAATGCTGATCGGCGTGCATGAAGAGGACCTGAACTCTGGCGATGGCGTCGTCGGGCAGCGGAACGTCGATGAAGAGACGTGAGTACGCCATCACGCACCCCGCTGCTGCCACTTGGTGACCGCGGCACTCCGGTGCTGGTTCAGTACAGGCATCTCATCGCCGGCCTTCGCCAGTTCCAACCGCTTCAGAAACCCGGCGCGCGACTTGCGGTGCTTGTCTATCTCTGAGATCAGCGGGTGGATCACGAGCTGGCCCATGCTTCCCTTGGTCGTCATCGGCGAACCGGCGTCGACCCACGCCTCAGTCAACGCCTCGATCATGTCCGACGTCCGACACGCATCCTCAAGCACCGTGACCTCATCCGGGCC